TGGCTGTCGATGAGGACGGCGATGCGCTTCTTGTTGATGCATCGGACGAAGTCTGCCGAGGTAGGGGCGTGGTCGATGCGCGTGACGCGAACCTTGCCGGAGCCGTAGTCGATGGCATACAGCTCATAGGACGCACGGGCTCCGGCCTTGGCGCGGTGCTCGATGATGATGTCCTTGGCGGTCTGGATGCGTTCGGGTTCGCTGATCTTGATGATGCCTGTTGTGCTCATGTTTGTGTGCGTTGGGTTGGGGAAGATTACTTGTCGCCCCGGATGCAGACCAGGGACGGGTGGCGGAGGGAAGCGTCGGGGGTGACGCAATGGAAGGCGACCTCGGCGGTCTGGCCGATGAAGTCAGCGCGGCGGGCGAGCAGATCACGGCGGACGGTGTCGGTCATGCCCGTGCCGACGCGGACGTAACGGCGGCCGAGGCGGACGACGATATGACCGGCCATATGGGCGCAACGGCCTTTGCCTTCGACGATGTCCACGATGGTCGCATCCACGGTGTCGGAGGCCTTGAGCTTGAGCCAGGCGGGGGAGCGGACGCCGGCGGCGTAAGGGGCGTCGCAGTCCTTGACCATCACTCCCTCGAAACCTTCGGCGGTGAAGCGGCGGAAGGCCTCCTCGGGGGACTGGTTGTTGACGGACGGGACGAGCAGGAGGTAGGCGGGCTTAGGCATGGCGGCATCGAAGATGTCGGCGAGCACCTTGCGGCGTTCGCGGTAGGCGCTGGTGCTCAGGCAGGGCAGGTCGAAGACCCAGAGGCGGGCGTCGAGGGCGGGGGCCTCGGAGCGGATTTCCCCGACATCGTTGAAGAACCCTTTGCCGGCGACCGCTTCGCAGTCCAGCGTCCAGATGCCGCGGAAGGAACCGAACAGGTCGAGCACCTCCTGGGCGAGATGGTCGAGGGAGCGCAGCGGATTGCCACGGCGGGAGGCGAAGGTCACGGTGCGCAGGTCGAGGTCGGCGGTGACGATCACGCGGACTCCGTCAATCTTCGGCTCCACGGCGTAGGAGGCGGGGTTCACGCCGCAGTAGACTTTGGCGAGCATAGCGGCGCCGCGGGGGGCGGCCGGCTTGCGGGGCGTGGCGGCCACGGCGAATTGCTGGTCGATGCGGGCGAACAGTTCCTGGAGGTTCATGGTCTTAGCGGGCGCGGCGGTGAACCTTAGCCTTGGGGGCTTCGGGGGCGTTGACGGCGCGGGCGAGCTCCGGGCCGAAGAAGGTCACGGCGGCGACCCAACCGAGGATGATGGTGGCGATCAGTAGTTTCATGTGGTGTGCGGTATTGCCCACACACTCTCGGGTATGACTACCCCACTCGTCAAACCTTTTAACCGAAACTTTTGACAGGGTGGTTTTAGGGGGTCAAAGCAGGGGGCTGGGTCGCCCATAGGACACCCCAATAGACCCCTCTGGCTGGCCTCAGGAGGCCTTTTGACGGCGGGAGCGTAGGAAGACCGCCACCCCTACCCCAAGGCACCCGACCGCCAACGCCCACCCCAAGTCTCGGACGGCCTTCAGACCCTGCGTCGCCCAGGACAGGTTCTTTTCGAGGGCGGCGGAGTCGGACTTGATGGCCCCGTCCACGACGATCATGACCATCGCCTCGGGGGAGTTCAGTATCTGGTCAAGGACGAAGCCGGCGATGAAGGCGGATGCCAAGGCCGTGACCCCAGCGAAGGCCGTCAGCAGGGAGACCGCCAGCAGTAGGTTACCGCTTCCGCTTTGAGGTTTTTCCTTTGCCATGGGGTTTGCTCGCCTTGGCGGTGACTGCCGCGACTTCCTTTTCGCCGCGGGCTTTGACGTACTTGAGCAGATAGTCGAGGCATTCGGGGGCCGCGTAACCTGCCGCGCCGATGACGCCCATCTTCAGGCCCGGGCTGGTGATATGCTCCTGGATGCCGTAGCCGACGAGGGCCGCGGTGATCGCGGCGGCGAGGACACGGCGGACGACCCAGCCGAAGGACACGGGTTCCGTCGAGAGCAGTAGTCGGGCGACCATAGCGAGGCCGCCAAGGATGCCGGCGACGATGCCGTCCTTGACCTGCGGAGGGATTTCCTCGGGGTTGAAGGGCGATGCGCTCACGAGATGCGGGGAGGCTTGGCGTTGGGGGCGAGGACGACGCGGCGGTAATCCTGCGACCAGAGGAGGGCGGCGAGGTCTTTCCCTGCCCGGTCTACGTCCGCCTCGCTCATGCCAGGGAAGGTAAGGTGGACTTGCTCGTGGCAGAGGACTTCCAGCTGACGCTTGGCTCCGAGGCGGGGGTCAATCTCAATCAAGTTCTCGCCGATGGTGGCCTGACCCCAAGCCTTCTCCTTGCCGAGTTTGCGCCAGATGACCTTGGCGGGCTTACGCTTTGT